ACAGGGAAAAACGATCCCAGTGAATTTACAACTGAAATGATTGAACAAACAGACTAATGGCAAAAACATACAGTATGGGTGAAAGTATTCAAACTCATCCCAAAAAAACTCGACAAGGAACTGGAAAGCACTCGAAATATGCGGCTACCTCGCGTAACTCGGCTCGTAAAAGACCAAGAGGGCAGGGTAAATAAATGTCTTGTCTAATTGCGAATTTACCTTCTTATGAGGTATGGGTAAGAAAAGAATACTTAACCGACCATAAGAGTGGTCATGGCGAATTTGTAAAGGGAGTATGGGTATCTGCGAAGAGTATACCCGGTCGGGCATTTTATTTTGAAACATATTTACCTGAATATGCAGCAATGTTCGATAAGTTACCAATCTCTGCGTTTACAAGCGATCCAGAAACTCCTACACCAGATATGACATTACATAATTTACAGTTTTGGAACTGTATGGACTATGGTGTGGTGGCAGTTCAGAAGCAATTTATCGGTTCAATGCACTTTGAAGTGATGACAAGAGACTTTGGTAATCAAACAGGTACTTATATTTGCACCTTAGATAACTATCATCAAGATGTAGACGCAATTGACTACTCTACAAGTGAACAACCTGCTGAACATAAGTCTCATAACCTCTTAGAGTTGGATAATGGGCAGTTTTGTCTTTATCCAAACAATAGAATGCGTATCTATGACAACAGTATTACTCCAGAAGAGCCAAAAGTACCTGATTTTAAAGTATCAACAGTGTACTATCAGGTTGAGAATGGTCATGATCGTGATGGATTGGGTTCAGAGGACAATTATTTCTGGAAAACATCTAAAGAACGCAAAAATGAAGAAAATTGGGACTATGAAACTAACGATAAGTCCTTTGTAGAAAGTAAAGGTATCCCTTCACCAGAAGATATTGGATAAATATTGTAACAATGGAGGCAAAATGGTTGTAAAAGTTGATAAGAGTAAGGAATTTGTCAAAAGTGGCAAAATATTAGTAAGTGAATATCCTGCAATTCACCCAAAATCGATAAAAACTAAAAAATCTGAATGAAAACTGTGAAAAATGCTCATATGGGCGAACATTTATTAGTTGAAGTATATAATGTATCCTTTGATAAGTTAAATGATAAAGAAAAAATTGAACAGGCATGTATTTCTGCAATCAAAAGTGAAAATTTGACTATCTTAAATACATTTTCTCATCAATTTGACCCCTATGGTGTAACTACACTCATATCTTTAGCAGAAAGTCATCTATCTTGCCATACTTGGCCTGAAAAAGGGTGTGTAGCAATCGATATTTTCACATGTGGGAACAAAAATCCACGATCTGTTGCATGGTGGGTACTAAATTACTTTGATTCTGATGATTACAATATGACAGACTTGACGAGATAGGTATAAATAATAAAAAAATACTATAAATGGCGGTAAATCGCATATCTAGGGCATTTAAGGACATAAATTTGTCTTTTAATGCACATCCAGTTACTAAAGACATCACTGTTTTGCGCAATGAGAACGCAATTAAGAGGTCTGTGCGTAATTTGGTGCAAACAATACCGACAGAAAGGTTTTTTAACTCAATTTTGGGTTCTCAGGTTCGTGATAGTCTCTTTGGGTTCGTTGATTTTGGTACAGCGTCCGTTATAGAGAGAGAAATTATCACAACTATTGAAAACTTTGAACCTAGAGTTGATAATTTACAGGTGAATGTTGATCCTCGACCAGATACCAATGAGTTTGAGGTGAATGTATTATTCGATATTATAGGCCAAGAGTTTCCGACACAGGACTTTACATTCATACTACAAGCAGCAAGATAATGCCTTTCGCAAAATTTTCTAATCTTGACTTTGATCAGATTAGGACTCAAATTAAAGACTACTTAAGAGCAAACTCTAATTTTACGGATTTTGACTTTGAAGGATCTAACTTTTCAGTTTTAATTGACACATTAGCATATAATACCTATATTACTGCATTTAACTCAAACTTAGTCGTTAATGAGTCATTTTTAGATTCTGCAACACTTCGTGAGAATGTAGTTTCATTAGCAAGAAACATTGGATATGTTCCAAGATCAAAAACAGCAGCAAGAGCATCAATATTATTTCAGGTGCAAACAGGTTCTTCAAGTCCAACACTCACTCTTCAACCCGGACTTATATGCACTGGTGCACAAGATGATACTTCCTTTGTTTTTTCAATATCAGAACAAATAACCACAGTCGTAAACAATGGAATAGCACAATTTGGAACTACTGATGAACCTTTAGATGTTTTGGAAGGAACTTTCCTTACTTCTCAATTTATTGTTGATGGATCTCTTGAACAGAGATTTATATTAGAGAATGGATCAATTGATTCATCATCTATTGTGGTTTATGTCAAAGGATCTGCAGATCCCGGTCTTGGAAAACAATATAGGCAAGTTGATAATATTGTAAATGTTAATTCATCATCTGAAACTTACTTAATTCAGGAGATTCAGGATGAAAGATACGAAATTCTATTCGGTGATGGTATTTTTGGTGCCAAAGTTGAAGATGGTGCTGTAATTACTGTTCAGTACATTGTTACTTCAGGCATTGATGGTAATGGCCCATCTATATTCAGTTATGCAGGAAGTCTACAAGATTCTCTTGGAAATATAGTTGTACCAACAGTCGTTCCAACAATTACAACTATCAATGCTGCAGCAAATGGTGGTGAGATAGAAACTTTGGATTCGATTAAGTATTTTGCACCTAGACTATATTCTGCACAGTACAGGGCGGTTACGGCTAGAGATTATGAGTCAATAATACAATCCATTTACCCAAATACTGAAAGTGTATCTGTTGTTGGTGGGGAAGAACTTTCACCTCCAGAATTTGGAACAGTATTCATTACAATTAAACCTAAAAATGGTGAATTTGTATCAGACTTTGATAAAGGCAATATATTATCCAAATTGAAAAGTTATTCTCTCACTGGTATAAATCAAAAAATTGTTGATCTTCAGGTTCTTTATGTTGAAGTTGATTCCTTTATATACTACAATTCATCACAAGTTGCAAATGTAAATGATTTAAAATCAAAAATTACAACTTCATTGACAACATATTCAAGTTCATCTGACTTAAATAAATTTGGTGGAAGGTTTAAGTATAGTAAAGTTTTGAATGTGATTGATAATATTGATAAGTCAATTACATCTAACATCACTAGAATTAAAATTAGAAGAAACTTAAATGCACTGGTTAATCAATTTGCTCAATATGAGTTATGTTTTGGTAATAAGTTTAATGTAAAACCGGAAGGATTGAATATTAAGAGCACAGGATTTAGAATTCAGGGAACTACTGATACAGTGTTCATCACAGATACTCCAAATACTGATAAGTTAACTGGTATTATATCAATTGTGAAGAAGGATGAAGCAACTAATACTAATATCGTTGTTGTTAAATCAGCAGGAACCGTAGATTATGTTAAAGGTGAAGTTAATTTGACAACCATTAATATAGTATCTACTGATAAACCGAATAATATAGTAGAAGTTCAGGCATTCCCAGACTCAAATGATGTCATAGGATTACAAGATTTGTATCTAGAATTTAACATTCCGAATAGTACTATAAATATGGTTAAAGATACAATAACTTCCGGTGAACAAATTTCTGGTGTTGGATATAGAGTTACATCATCTTATGCAAATGGAGAACTAACAAGGACATAATATGATCGGAACTGGTATTGAAAAGCGTATACAAATACAACAAATAATCGAAAGTCAGCTCCCTGAGTTTATTCTCTCAGAGAGCCCAAAGACTGTTGACTTTTTAAAACAATATTATCGATCACAAGAGTATCGTGGTGGTACAATTGACATTGCAGATAACTTAGATCAATATTTAAAATTAGATAATCTTACACCTGAAGTAATTGTAGGTGTTACAACTTTAAGCACTGGTATAACTTCTACATCTGATACAATTACTGTATCTACTACAAAAGGTTTTCCAAACGAATATGGACTATTAAAGGTAGATGATGAGATAATTACATACACTGGTTTAACAACTAATACATTTACAGGATGTGTAAGAGGTTTTAGTGGTATTACATCATATACAGATCCAAATAATCCCGGTGAATTGGTTTTTGCAACTACTACTGCAGGTATTCATACAACTGGTGTAAGTGTTAATAATTTGAGTGTTTTATTTTTACAAGAGTTTTATAAGAAAGTCAAATCAACATTGACTCCAGGCCTTGAAGATTCAAGTTTTGTATCTAATCTTGATGTAAGTAATTTTATAAAAGAATCTAAATCATTATACCAATCTAAAGGAACTGCAGAGTCATTCCGTATTCTCTTTAATGTTTTATTTGGAGTTACTCCTAAGATTGTTGACCTTGAGGAATTTTTAGTTAAACCATCGTCTGCAGAATATATTCGTAGAGAAATTATACTTGCAGAGGTAATTAGTGGTGATCCAAACAAATTAATTGGACAAACAATTACAAAGTCAACTGACTCTGAAACTAAGGCATCGGTATCTGAAGTTGAAATAGTTACTCGTAATCGTAAGACATTCTATAAAATAAGTTTATTTGTTGGATTTAATGATAGAACTGGTATTCAAGGCACATTTACGATTCCCGGTAAAACAAAGGTAATTGGGAATGTATCTGTTGGATCTTCTGTAATTACTGTTGATTCAACCGTTGGATTTGGATCTACTGGTATCGCGATATCAGGAATAAACACAATTACATATACTGATAAAACAGTAAACCAATTTTTAAATTGTACTGGTGTATCAACAGCAATATCAACTACTGATGATTTAAGATCTGATGAAAATGTATTTGGATATGAAGATGGGGATATAACAAAAAAAGTTGAACTTAGAATTACTGGTGTATTATCTAATTTTGAACTATTACCAACTGTTGGATCAAGTGTTGCGTCTGAAGGTGAGAGAATAACAGTTAAAAATGTTGGAGAAGTAGTTCCCAATCCTACACTTTATAAAACCAAAAAAGAAGTATGGTTTAACTCTTGGATTTACAATACATCATGTACTTTTCAGATTGATACAATTAGTGGATCTACATTCATTTTAAAATCTGGATTTGATAAATCTAACCTCAAAGAGGGAGATACTGTTGAGATTATAAGAAGAGGGACAGAAATAGTTGATGTTTCTGATGCCACTATACAAACTATAACAGTTACATCTACTTCTAATCAGTTATTTTTAAATAATATTGGAGGATTTACTCCTACAATAGGAATTGATTACAATCTTAGAAGAAAATTAAAAACAGCATCAAGCAGTACTTCTACTCTACAGTTTGGTAATAATGTTATAACTTCTAATGTTCAAAATACTTATAATTTAAATGATACTGAATTTTATGTGGCATCATCTTCAATGCCAGCATATGATATAACTGAAACAGTTGATAAGAGTACTATTAGTGAAGCCAATGGAACTAGATTACAAGGTTTTAGTAATATCACCCAAAAATATTCAATTATATCTTTCCCGCAAGATGTTCCTTTTATCACTGGTGATGCAGTATTTTACAAACCACAAACAACTCGTATTGCAGAATTAACTGAAGATGTATATTATGTTGAAGTTTTGGCAGATAAAAAACAAATTAAGTTGTATGCATCCAGATCATTTATTACAATTGCCGATA